AAACAGGCAGAAAAGGCAAGTGTAAGGTTAGTGTAGATAAATACACTAATGATAAAGGCGAAGAAAGAGAAATTAACAGAATCAAAGAATTCTTAGAACCTAACGAAACCCCACAACAAAACAGTCAACCTAAAGCCTTTGTGCCGGGTCAGTTTTAATGGGTAAAATTAAGTTAAGACCATATCAGCAAGAGGCAAAAGAAAAGGTTTTTGAAAAGTGGAATAGTGGGGACAAGAAAACTCTTTTGGTTCTTCCTACCGGGTGTGGTAAAACAATAGTTTTTGCAAAGATTACAGAAGATTGTGTAAGACAAGGGGCAAGGGTTTTAATCCTTGCCCATAGAGGCGAACTGTTAGAACAAGCCTCTGACAAAATAGAAAAAGCTACCGGACTGAAAAGTGCAGTAGAAAAAGCTGAAAACTCCTGTATTAACAGTTGGTATAGAGTTGTTGTAGGTTCAGTCCAAACACTTATGAGAGATAAAAGACTAAATCAATTTAGTTGTGATTACTTTGACACAATTATTATTGATGAAGCACATCATGTTATCTCTGATAGTTACCAAAAAATACTTGAACATTTTTCTGAGGCTAATGTACTTGGTGTTACTGCAACGCCTGACAGAGGTGATATGAAAAATTTAGGACAAGTGTTTGATAGCCTAGCATATGAGTATACCCTTCCACAAGCTATTAAGGAAGGGTATTTAACTCCTATTAAGGCAGTAACAATACCACTTAAACTTGATTTATCAGGTGTATCAACACAAGCCGGTGACTTTAAAGCCAGTGATATTGATACTGCACTGGACCCATATTTGTATCAAATAGCAACAGAAATGAAGAAGTATTGTGCAAACAGAAAGACAGTAGTTTTTCTGCCACTTGTAAAGACTTCACAGAAGTTTAGAGATATTTTAAATACTCAGGGGTTTAATGCAGCTGAGGTTAATGGCAACAGTACAGATAGAGCAGAAGTATTAAGTGATTTTGAAAATGATAAATACAATGTTCTGTGTAATTCAATGCTTTTAACGGAAGGTTGGGACTGTCCATCAGTTGATTGTATTATTGTATTAAGACCAACAAAAGTAAGAGGTCTTTATTGTCAAATGGTTGGCAGAGGTACAAGACTATGTGAAGGTAAGGAAGATTTATTACTTCTTGATTTTTTGTGGCATACAGAAAGACACGAACTATGCAGACCTGCTCACTTAATTTGTACATCTGACGAAGTGGCAAAGAAAATGACTGAGAATTTAGCAGAAAATTCAGGTTGTCCTGTTGATATTGAAGAGGCTGAGGAAAAGGCATCAGAAGATGTTGTTGAACAGAGAGAAAGAGCACTTGCAGAACAACTGCAAAAAATGAAAACAAGAAAAAGAAAACTTGTTGACCCTTTGCAATTTGAAATGTCAATTCAAGCAGAAGATTTATCTTCATATGTTCCGGCTTTTGGTTGGGAGATGGCACCACCTAGCAAAAAACAAGTACAAGCACTTGAAAAACTAGGCATTTTTCCGGATGAAATTGATAATGCCGGTAAGGCTAAAATGCTACTTGAAAGACTACAGAAACGCAAAGAAACAGGACTTACCACACCTAAACAGATAAGATGTTTAGAGCGTTATGGATTTCAGCATGTTGGTGAATGGCAATTTGAAAATGCAAGAAAGCTAATATGCAGAATTCAAGCAAACGGTTGGCATGTACCTAGAAACATCAATCCGTCACAGTATAGAGAGGGTGAATAGCTATGAATAATAAGCTGAATTTAGTTGAATTAATTAAATATATTGACCCTTCAAGGCTAGACTATCAGGAATGGATTAATGTTGGTATGGCTCTTAAACAAGAAGGTTATTCTGAATATGATTGGGATAGTTGGAGCAGTAGAGATAGTAGCAGATACCACAGTGGTGAATGTCATAAAAAATGGGCAACATTTAACGGAAGTTCTTCACCGGTAACAGGTGGCACTATATATCAAATGGCTTGTGACTTTGGTTACAAGCCACCTGTTGGTGCACCTGATGAAGCTATGAACTGGGATGATGAAATCAGTAATGACCCATTGAAAGTTATAGACGGTGGTTTTGAAATTGAAGAATTAAAGCTACCTAAAGAGTGGCACCCTAAAGAACAACTTATTAAATACCTTAGTGTATTGTTTGAGGCTGACGATAATGTGGGATATGTAACAGACTGTTGGCAAACTGCTGACGGTAAGAACTTACCTACAAAGGGTAATTATGATAGAACTGCAGGTCAGTTAATAGAAGAACTGTCAAAGCTGAAAGATGATGATATAGGTGCAGTATTTGGGGATTACAACAAAGATGTAGGTGCTTGGATAAGGTTTAATCCTTTAGACGGTAAAGGTGTTAAAAATGATAATGTAACCGACTACCGTTATGCACTTGTAGAATCTGATGAAATACCTATTGAAACTCAAAATACTATTATCAGAGAACTTGAATTGCCGGTAGCTTGTCTTGTACATACAGGTAATAAATCTATTCACGCTATTGTAAAGATAAATGCTACAAATTATGAAGAATACAGTAAGAGAGTAAATTATCTTTATAAAGTTTGTGACAAGAACGGCTTTATTACAGATAAGCAGAACAAAAACCCATCAAGACTAAGCAGAATGCCCGGTATTGAAAGAAAAGGTAAGAAACAATATTTACTTGATACCAACATAGGCAAAGAAAGTTGGGATGAATGGTATGAGTGGATAGAAAGTATTAATGATGATTTACCTGAACCGGAAAACCTAACAGATGTTTTTGATAACTTACCTGAACTATCACCACCACTAATTGATAATGTTCTCAGACAAGGTCACAAAATGCTTATAGCCGGACCATCTAAAGCCGGTAAGTCTTTTGCACTTATTGAACTTACTATTGCAATAGCTGAGGGGAAGAAGTGGCTAGGTTTTAATTGTACTAAAGGTAAAGTTATGTATGTTAATCTTGAACTTGATAAAGCAAGTTGTTTACATAGATTTGCTGATGTATATAAGAAGCTAAATTGGCAACCTAATGCCATAAAGAATATTGATATATGGCATTTAAGAGGTAAAGCCTCACCAATGGATAAATTAGCACCAAAGCTAATCCGTAGAGCCTTAAAAAAGAACTATATAGCAGTTATTATTGACCCTATATACAAGGTTCTTACAGGTGATGAAAACAGTGCAGAACAGATGTCTAAGTTCTGTAATCAGTTTGACAAAATTTGTGCCGAACTAGGATGTGCAGTAATTTACTGTCACCATCATTCAAAAGGTAATCAAGGTACTAAGAAGTCTATGGACAGAGCCTCAGGTAGTGGTGTTTTTGCTCGTGACCCTGATGCCATGTTAGACCTTATAGAACTTGAAATTGACGATAATCTTATTAAGTATCAAGAGAACAAAGCTGAATGTGCTATTTACTATAAATATCTGAAAAGATTTGTTTCTAATATTGATGAGGAGGTTTCTCAGGATGATTTAGAAAGTTCCTACAATATGGAAAAGATAGCCGAAAATAAGCTAAGTAAGAATACTTTAGCTTTGGCTAGGGCTGAATTTCAAGAAGAAAGAAAGTCCATCAAAACTCGTTCAGCTTGGAGAATTGAAGGTACATTAAGAGAGTTCCCTAGGTTCTCACCAATCAACTGTTGGTTCAATTATCCTATACATCAGATTGATGATACAGGTGTTTTAAGTGATATTGACAGTAGTAGCCAAATGAATAGTAAAAACTCAAATTACAAGAAAAATTTTGGCAACAAAAAGAGTGCTGAAGAACGAAAGAATGAACGAAAAGAATCATTAGAAGTTGCCTTTAGTGCAGTTCAAGAAAATGGTCAAGCCAGTATTGAAGACCTTGCATCCTATATGGGAGTGACAGATAAAACCGTTAGAAATTATCTAAAGGAACATAACAATTTTTGGGTTGATAATAGTAATGTGGGTTTGAAAAATAATTCTATTTAAGAATAAAAACACAATATTATTAAAACAAGGAAAATGAAAATCTCGAATAATTTTCCTTTCCCTAATAGTGAAAAACTCGATAAAAAGTAACTTTCTTCCCTAGGAAAAATCTCGAATAATTTATCGACTTTTTCAGAGGGAAAGAAAAACTATATATATTATAAATATATAAAAGGGGTTTTAAATTCCCCTTTTATATTAAGTAATAATATACACGAAAAAGCAGAAGTTTAAAAATAAACGATTTACACAGAAAGGATATAAAATGAAGACTACTGAATTTTTTATGCCTATGGACCCACCAACAATTACACATCAAGAAAAGAAGATTAGTTATGTGAACGGTAAACCAATCTTCTATGAAGAACCAAGGCTAAAAGAGGCTAGGTCAAAACTTGAAGCATATTTAAGTAAATATGTTCCAAAGGAAATGTTTGTTTCAGGTGTATCACTTGTTACAAAGTGGTGTTTCCCACTAAAGGGAAAACATAGTGATGGGGACTATCGTACAACAAAGCCTGATACAGATAACTTACAAAAGCTTTTGAAAGATGTAATGACTAAGTTAGGCTTTTGGAAAGATGATGCACTTGTTTGTTCTGAACTGGTAGAAAAGTTTTGGGCAGATATTCCCGGTATCTATATCAGGATAAAGGAGTTGCCTGTAAATGGACATTTCTCAAGTTAAGAAATATTTGAATAGGCAAGTAAGTTATAAGGGAAGTCTTTATAACTTGGTTGGTTGTATTATCAGACGAAGTACAAAAGAAAACAAGTTTATATATCAAGCTGAACTACAAGACAGTTTAGCTACAAATTCTTTAGTGGTATGTAAACTTGATGATGTTGAAATAAGGAGTAACAATAATGGAAATTAAAAGAGCACTTGAAATCATTGAAGAAGAAATGCCTTTCACTAGTGGGGTTATTGAAGAAGCAATGGACACTATTAGAGATGTTGTTGCAAAACAAACACCTGAGAAAGTGATGCCAAGTTGTTACAGTTCAACTTTTAAGAGATGCCCTCGGTGTGGCAAAATAACTATGGATAGTGGCAAAGATAATGGCGTTATAAATGCTTATTGCACAAGTTGTGGACAGGCTTTAGATTGGAGTGATAGCCTTGAACGCTAAAGAGTACCTTAATCGTGTAAGGTTTGCTGATAGGTTGATTAATGTTAAGGATAAGGAATTGCATAGGTTAAGGTTGAGCATAACGCAGATGAGTCCACAAACAAACGGTGAGCGTGTAAAATCTTCAAACACAACTGACTTTACACAAACAGTTGACAAGATAGTGGATTTGCAAAATGAAATCAACAGTGAAATTGATGACCTTATTTGTATGAAGAATGATGTTAGAAGTAAAATCAATGGTCTTGATGATGCAATTTACATATTGGTTCTAACAGAATATTACCTTAATTGTAAAACCTTTGAGAAAACTGCCGAAACTATTGGTTGTTCCGATAGATGGATTAGAGCATTACATGGCAGAGCATTACAAGCCTTTAGAAAAAAATACAATATGGATTAAGTAGTTCCTATCAGTTCCTATTAATTCCTATTCTTAAGTGCTATAATGATATTATGGAAAACCGAAAGAGATAG